GACCGCGACGGCGAACTAACGGAATTCGGCGAAACCTATATGGGGAAACTGTACAAACTGACCGGGCACCGCAAACAGCGTCTTTTGTACGGGAAATGGGCGCTGGCGGAAGGCGTGGTTTTTGACCAGTTTAATGAATTGATACACCACATCGAACCGTTTACCATTCCGCGCAACTGGCCCCGCTTTTTGAGTATTGACTTCGGCTATCGCAACCCGTTCTGCTGCGGCTGGTGGGCGGTCTCGCCGGAAGATGTTTTGTATCTGTACCGTGAAATTTATATGCGCGGCAGACTGGTGCGCCTGCACGCTGAACAGATTATGGATTTGTCGGCCAAAGAAAAAATCCAGTTCGCGGTCTGTGATCATGATGCCGAAGGACGTGATGTGTTCACCAGTATCACCGGTATTCGCACCGTCGCGGCGCAAAAATCGATCAATGACGGCATCCAGGAGGTGCAATACCGTCTCGACCCGTTTGATGCGCCCACTCCTAAAATATTCTTTTTTAAAGGAGCGCTGGCCGAAACCGACCACGGTCTCGCGGAAAATATGCTGCCAACCTGTACCGTGGAAGAGTTTGGCGCGTATGTCTGGCGGCAAGACCTCGACGGTCGCACCAACAAAGAAGAACCAATCGACGATTTTAACCATGGCATGGATATGATACGTTATGCGGTTATGCAAATGTATAAAGGACGCAGAGTGCATGTGATGACCTACCCGCAGTTTTTGCAAAAGGTGAAAGGAGTTGTGGCATGAAAGGTTGTGCAAGGTTGTTTAAGTGGCTGCTCTGGATAACGCTGGCCCTGATCGCGCTGGAACTGTTGCTTAAACTTTAACCCATAAATTTAATGGGCGTTTCAGTCCAGGTTCGGTGCGTTCCAACTTGAACCCGATTCGCCAGTAAAACCCGTTGGAAAAATTGTCTACCGGGCATTTTAATCTGATTGGCGGCGGAATGGAATTGATCAGGCTGCTTCCGATGTTCTGTCCTGTGTGGTGTGGATGAACTGCAATTTCGTAAATTGTGCTCCAACCGTCCAGCCTTTGATGCCAGTTGCAAAAACCAACTGTTCGATGCCCGTAGTCGGCAACATACAACTCGCGCTTTTTGATACCCCTCCGAAGTGATGGATATGTCACATACCCAAGTTCATTGTTGTAAAAATGTGCTAACTTTTTTATGGCGATTATGTCTTCCTCAACCGCCCATCTGATGCCAGTCGGACAACCGTTCCAGGCGGCTTGAATGTTGATGCACGACAATTCAAACGCCATATAAGGGGCATCGCGGGAGATGTTCCCATAAACCGATTCCTTTAACTGCGGCCAGAACCTGTTTTTGGACCATCTTGCCGTACCACCCGCCCAAAAAAACTGGTTGCGGGATGTTGCCATTTTCATCGCATAGTTGCCGTCTGCGCTTTTCACATCCATGTATCTGGCCAGCTCCATCTGTTTTTGTGGACTACCGCCTAAAAGATGTACCGGCCAACCGGCAAAATCCCATAATGGCAACGAGGTCCCGGCGTACCCTGTCGGAACGCTGTAACCCAACCTGATCTGTTTTCCGCTAATCTCGCGCGGAATTTGGGATATAATGCCCTGAACTTTTGGGATAATTATGATTGCCTCTTTTACAAACGGGGCTGCTTCTGTGCCCCAAGCCAGCACCTGCTCCAACTGGTTCTCGTTTTCTAAATCCAAAACAGTTGCCAGGTCAGGTTCGTGTTGCGCCAGCGCAGATATATATTTGTTTTTGTCCGGGTTACGCCAGTCCTGGTCGATAAAAGATGGTGGATAATATATTGTGTTCGGCATCTGAGCACCATAACTAAAACTATGTCGAAGGGCTATTTCGGCAAATCTGCGATTTCCTGCTGCACAGTAAATCAGGCGCATGGGGTCTAATATGGCAAAAACAGGCTGTGAGATGCCTGTTCCATCTTTTTGTCTCCGCGTTTGTCGTAACGCATGGTGGTGTCTACCGAGGAATGACCGGCCATTCTTGCGACTGTGATAGCGTCGATCTCTTCTAGCATCAACGAAACAAACGTGTGACGAAGATCGTGGGGAGAGAATGGTTGGATTCCGGCTTGTTTTGCGCGATCTTTTGTCATGTTGTAAACGGATTGCGCCGATAACCTGCGCCATTCAATTCGCCCGCCGCGCCTCACAGGTAAAAACAGCGGACCGTTACCGGGCATCGGTTGAAACTCATCGTCACGCGCTTTGGAATGAATGATGGCTTCAGTGCGAAAACTTAACCAGTCCTTAAGCGGTTTTTCAGCGCCGCCAACAAAAGTTTTTCGTTCTTTGTTGCCTTTGCCGTGTTTGATCCGCAACTCGCCGGAACCTTCAGAATAATCTGCCCAGTTTAAGTTCACAAGCTCGTCGCGCCGCAACCCGCAGATGTACATGATGCCGAGCATGGCTGCGTCACGAACACCTTTGTGCTGGTTCTGGTCTGCTTTGCAGGTGTCCATCAGCGCTTTTATTTCACCTATCTCCAGCTTGCGTCCGGCGGGCAACCTCTCGTCACGAACTCCCGTTACGGCGGCGAGCCTGTGATAACTCTCCGAGTTGGACTGGCCGAGTAGCCACGCCTGTTTACAAACGCTGCGCAAAAAAGATAGTTCGCGGTTGATGGTCGCCGGAGCGTATCCCGCTTTTTCAAGCCATGCTCTCACCATGACGGCGTGCTGGTATTCTAACGATCCCCAATCAATTTCTTCCGGGTTGTTATTCCTGCCGCTGGTTAAAATGTCGGACAGTTTGATCAAACTGTCGCGGGCAATCCGCCGCGAGCTGGTTGACAGCGTAGCGAGATATACCAGATAGGCGTTGTCGCTGAGCGATTTTTCTGGCTTTTTAGTTAAATTGCTGGTACTCATAAATGCTCTCCCTCAATTTACGACCGGCTTCAAGGGCCAGTTTCTCCCGTCCTCTGGTTCTGTCCCACTGGCAGAAACGTAAGTATCTGAATAAAATCATATTCGCCTGAATGTCGTTTTCCCAGATAGCATCGATTGCCAGCGCCAACCCGTACTGCCTGACAAACTGCACCGCTTCCTGTATGGTCATTTGATTACCTCTATGTAATACGGCGGGGCTACTGATCCGGTAAAATAACCGGCTATTTTAAGGGCATTGACTATTCCGCTTGTTGGCGAGCCTATAACTCCGCTGGCAATCGAGTTCTGTTTAGCCATTGACTGGTAAAACCGCATAACTCCAAGTGCGTATTCGCGCCCCGAACCAAGCGCCTGTAAACCGTCTTCGGTCTGGTGGACCTGAAAATCATCGTAAATGGTGAAAAGCTGCCCTTTAAACCCAATCAGGAACCTGCCGTTTTCGCTGATGTTTTCGGTCTGGTTTTCGGTGTGAATGTAACCGTGTTTTCTGATGGCCTTGCGCAGTTTGGGCACGAATAACTTGCAGAGATATTCTTCCGCCTCAAAAGTGCCGAATGGCGGCGGTTTAAAATTGTACTGTAAAATCTGAGTCATACGGCCACTGCCGGAAGCACCAACCAGAATCTGCGCGTTTTTGCCGATGAAAAATACCTTTTTGCCTTTTATGGTGCGCGTTTCGTAACCTGCTGTGGTGCAACTGTCTCCGCCCATGTATACTCTGCCGTCTTCTTCCAGGCCAATGATGCAGGTCATTTGATTTTTTTACTCCTCTGTTTTTGCCAGCGAAAACTGCCGTCCGGCTGTTTGACAACACGACCGCGCACAGTTTCACCTGTGACCGGTGATGCAAATGATAGGTTAACGTTGCTGCGTTTTACGTGCAGCTCTTTAAAAACCTTCAACTCCCGCTTGTGATGCACCCTGTATCTGCGTGCGTCTTTCGGCGGGATAACCGTGTTTACCAGTTTTACGTTTGAACAGTTTAACAGGTCCAGAGTGCGTAATGAATACGGCAAAGCCTGTGACAGTAAACTTCCGTATTCGCGGACCAGTTTGTCGATCTTTTTTTGCGAATCGACCATCTCGCCAAAGTTGATTGGCGAATACAAAGTTAAATTTTGTATGTCCCCAACTACGACTCCGTCTTGATCAACGGTCAAGGTTGTGTACATCGGGTTGACCACGACCTGTTTTTTTTGCATCATGGCGTTTTTAATTTTGTATTGTATCCCCGATTTGGATCGCGTGACGTAAAAAAAAGTGCAGGTGTGAAAATCTGCAATTGTGGAACTGGCCTCAATGACAAAATGATCCGATGGCGGCAACAGGCAGTTAAATTGGGTCGCGTACCAGTCTGGCATTTC